TGGATCTCTTCAACTTGTAGAAATAGAAGAGGAAACTGGATATGTTAAAGTAAGATTGGGTGGTGCATGTGAGTCATGTGCTATGAGTACCATGACTTTGAAACAAGGTATAGAAAAGAAACTAATGATGGAGATACCAGATGTGGTAGCAGTTATTCAAGTATTATAATGGAATTTGACGATCAACTAAAACTTGGGCATTTATTGCTCAATGATAGAAAGTGTCGAGTTTGTGGAGAAGATAAAAATTTAGTTGATGGGTTTTATAGAACTCGTAAAAATAGTGCTACAGCATCATCATATTCTTATGAATGTAAAGTATGTACGATTAGAAGAATAGTAGAAAATAGAAAGAAAAGAGCACCTTTTGTTGATTGGCAATATCCTGATTGGTAATGTTCATGCATTGTTTCCCCATTGAAAAAGAGCATTTTAATAAATAATTTCAGAATAATCTGAGACTCGGAGAGTAATAAGATGCCTATCAATTTAGCATCTCCTGGAATTTTAGTTAAGGAAGTAGATTTAACAATCGGTAGAGTAGACTCTGCGACAGATAAGAATGCTGCTATCGTATTAACTGCTGAGAAAGGACCCGTTAATATACCCGTAATTTGCGAAAGCGAACAGGATTTAATAGACAATTTTGGAAAACCAAAATCAACAGATGATAGTTATGAAAATTGGATGGTTGCTGCATCATATCTAGCATATGGTGGTATACTTAGTGTTGTAAGAGCATCTGATACTCAACTTAACAATGCTGCTAATGTTGATACTACCCTTACCATTAATAGTTTAGATGATTATATTAATAAAGGATTTGATGAGAATCAAATTTCTGGTGTAGTTGTAGCAGCAAGAAATCCAGGTTCTTGGGCAAATAACATTAAAGTCGGAATAATTGATGGTAAAGCAGATCAAATACTAACTCATGGAGGTAATATTTCTCCTACGATTGGAATGGGAGTAACCCAAGCAATAAGTACTACTCTTGCAGGTGCAGGTACAACATCAGTTCTTGATGGATATCTAAAAGGTATTGTTACTGAAGTGGATAATATTGCTAATACTCTTGGTGTTAAAGTTCTTTCCCACGTAACAGCAGCTGGTGTTGAATCTTTACAAGACTATCAGGCAAATGGAGTCTATAAATTCAGTAATGCAGTAAATACTAGATTCTTTAATTCAGGAAGTGCTGTTGGTGTAGGAACTACTACAATTGCAACAAATACCGATTGGTTTGATTCACAAGAGATTGTGATAACCAATGGTGATAATGTTAAGTGGAGCACTATTGCTGAACGCCCAGGTACTTCTGCATATGCAGCAGCAAGAAATTGTCGATTTGATGAACTTCATGTTGTTGTAGTTGATGATAGTGGAGTAATTACAGGTAATGCAGGAACAGTTCTTGAAAAAGACCTAAGTGTTTCAAAAGCAAAAGATGCTGAATATTCTGCTGGTTCTGCATCTTATTGGAGAAAATTTGTAGAAAATAATTCAAGTTATATTTTCTGTGGTGGTCAAACAGATACTTTTGATGCTAGTAACCTTTCCGTTAGTGCATTTTTAAATAATAAGAATGGAACTATAAGTGGTACAGGTTTTGATCCTGTAACTGCTAGTACTTGGGATAGAGATGCCCAAGATACTAAATTTGCTGTTCGTGGTAATGCAGTTTATACTTTAACTGGGGGTAAAAACTATGACGGTAATAGTGATATTGGTAATGCATCTGCTTTAAGTGTAGATTTATCTGGTCTTGTTGCTGGATATGAAATATTTGAAAATACCGAAGAGTATGATATTGATTTCCTACTCATGGGATGTGCATCTTATGCTAAAGAAACAGCACAGGCACTTGCTAATAAGATAATTGCGGTTGCTGAATTGAGAAAAGATGCAGTTGCATTTATTTCACCTTATAAGCAATCATTTATTGATAATGCAGGATCACCAACAGCAGAAGTAAGATCATCTGCTGATATTACAAATAATGTAATCAGTTTCTATGCACCAATTACATCATCAACATATGCAGTATTCGATAGTGGATATAAGTATATGTTTGATAGATTTTCAAATACATTCAGATATGTTCCATTAAATGGTGACATTGCTGGAATGTGTGCTAGAAATGATATTAATAATTTCCCTTGGTTCTCACCAGCAGGTACTGCAAGAGGTACAGTACTAAATGCAGTAAAACTTGGATATACTCCATCTCAAATACAAAGAGATAAGTTATATACCAATAGAATCAATCCAGTTATCTTCTCACCAGGAGCAGGAATTATCTTGTTTGGTGATAAAACTGGATTTGGTAAATCATCTGCATTTGATCGTATTAATGTTCGTAGATTGTTTATCTATCTTGAAAATGCAATTTCAGCTGCTGCCAAGGATCAACTCTTTGAATTTAATGATGAAATTACAAGGACTAACTTTGTAAATATTGTTGAACCATTCCTAAGAGATGTTCAAGCAAAGAGAGGTATCTTTGATTTCAGAGTTATTTGTGATGAAACAAATAACACTGGTGCTGTTATAGATAATAACGAATTTGTAGCAGACATCTTTATTAAACCTGCAAGGTCAATTAACTTCATTGGTCTTACATTTGTTGCCACCAGAACTGGCATTTCATTTGAAGAAGTAATCGGTACAGTTTAACTAAAGGTATAAAGTAAAATGGCAACCCAATTTAATAGGCCACCATTAAGAACAATTAGTGGATTCAAAAGTAAACTGGCAGGTGGTGGTGCTAGGCCGAATCTATTTGAAGTGGAATTAGCATTTCCAGAATTAATTGCTATCGACAATGATGTTAAGGACAAATCAAGGTTCTTAGTAAAAGCAGCTGCTTTACCCGCATCTAACATCACACCAATTGATGTTAATTTTAGAGGTAGGATTCTTAAGATAGCAGGTGATAGAACATTCGATACATGGACTATTACTGTTCTTAATGATGTTGACTTCTCAATTCGTTCAGCATTTGAGAAGTGGATGAATCTTATCAACAAAATGTCTGATGCTACTGGTGCTCAAGATCCAGCAGTTTATCAACCAGATGCATATGTTCATCAGTTAGATCGTGATGGATCTACACTTAGAACTTATAAGTTCCATGATGTGTTCCCAACTAATATTAGTCAAGTAGATCTTTCTTATGAGACTGTTGATGCTATTGAAGAATTTACTGTAGAAATGCAGGTTCAGTGGTGGGAAGCACTTAAAGGTGTTGGTGCCAATGCAGGTGGTGAAAATATTAGCTAAATAGTGCTATAATAGAAATACAGGCAAAAATTATACAATGGCAAAACTTTTTGGATTCTCTATTGACGATAGCCAGAATAAGGCTCCCTCTGTGGTATCCCCCGTTCCCAAATCTAATGAGGACGGGGTTGATCATTTTGTTCAATCAGGATTTTATGGACAGTTTGTAGATATTGAAGGTGTTTATAAAAATGAATATGATTTAATTCGTAGATATAGAGAAATGGCACTTCATCCAGAGTGTGATGGTGCTATTGAAGATGTTGTTAATGAAGCAATTGTAAGTGATTTATATGATTCACCTGTAGAAATAGAATTATCTAATGTAAATGCAAGTGATAAAGTAAAAGACTCTATTAGAAAAGAGTTTAAAGGTATTAAAGAAATGATGGACTTTGATAAAAAGTCCCATGAAATTTTTAGAAATTGGTATGTTGACGGAAGATTATATTATATGAAAGTCATTGATACGAAAGCACCACAGGATGGTATTCAAGAGATCAGATATATTGATCCAATGAAGATGAAGTTTGTTCGTCAAGAGAAAAAAAGTAATAAAAATATAGGTGGAATAGATTTACAAAATACCTTTAAGGGTAATGAAAAAGATCTATATCCAGAGATTGAAGAGTTTTATATTTACACACCAAAACCAGTTTATCCAACAGGACCTGCCGTAGGTGGTTCAGCTGGAAATTCTAAGTCTTCAATTAAAATTGCAAAGGATTCAATTACTTATGTAACTTCTGGATTATTTGATAGAAATAAAGGATCTGGATTATCATATCTCCATAAAGCAATCAAGGCACTTAATCAACTTAGAATGATTGAGGATAGTCTTGTAATTTATAGATTATCAAGAGCACCAGAAAGAAGAATATTCTACATTGATGTTGG